TGCTTATCGTCTATGATCCAGTACTTACCGGTTAACCCGGTGGACTTATCCTTAAGCTGGATCGCATACCCGCTTAAGCAGGTAATATCGCCCAGGGCCTCCAGGGTGATCTCCTGCGTCGGCTTCTTAAAGCTTTCCTTCGCTGCGTCCTTAGCGTTAACGCCTTCCTCCTCGGTATAGACCGCCTGGAAGACGCCGTACTTCTTAAGGCTGTCGCTGCTAGATACTACACCGGTCTGCTTACCCTTATCGTCGTAGATCTTCACGCGGTTAATGATATCCGCAGCGTCTTCCTTAATGCTCGCCTTCGTGATATTGGTACTATCCGTAAGCATGATCTTGCTGGTAGTGTTACCCTTTACGATAACGGACAGCTTCGTATCCACCATGCGGATAAGGTACTTCTTACCGGTTGTCTTCGAGGCCTTCTTATACGCCTTAAGGATCGTATCGTAAATAGTCTCGTTATCGATAAGCAGCTTCGCCAGGACTACCTTAGTAGCTATTATGGATCCGGCGGTAACGCCGACCTCCTTGCAGCACTCCTTCGTTATCGCCTCGGCCGTCTTATTCTTAAAGGACCGGCACCAGCTCGACTTAGTGAAGTGATAGAGAAGATCGTAAGCGGTATAAGCCACGTCTCCGATCTCCGTAGTGCGCTCCGTTATAAAGATCATACCGAAAAAGAGCGTATCGCCGCTCTCTTTAAGTCTCACGAAGTCGCCGGTCGCCACGTTCGGGATCCCCTTAGTGTGCGGATCCAGCGGGGCGTTGATAACACTAAATTCAATAGAGCGGCTCGCCTGCTCCAGACTGCCGCTCCATGTTATCCTGGTTACCACATTGGTAATATCGTAGGTCGCCTTCTTTTTGATTAAGTATAACTTCATAGCCCCACCCCCTTAGTAAGAGGCCCGGAGCTTAATCGACTGCCCTACCTTAATCTTATTCGGGTTTGATCCGATCGTCCCCTTATTATCCTCGTATATGGCTCTCCAGTTACCGCTCTTACCGGTCTGAGTCTGCGCTATGCGCGATAACGTATCGCCGCTCTTAACCTTATAGGTGCGGTTATCCGTTTTCTTCGTCGTCCGGTTGGAGTTCTTCTTTGCCTTCTTTTTCTTCTTTTTCTTCTTGGTGCTCTTAATCTTGGATACCTTGGGCGCCACGTACTCCTTAAAAGTAAAGCTTATCTTTATGTCTCCGGTACCGTCGTCCTCTTTGGCGTCCAGCTGCTCTATGGTTACCTGCTTAGACCACTTAACACCCGTAAGCGTGAGCTTGCACACTCCGGCGCGCTTCATGGCCTCGAAGATCTCCCTATACTGCGCAGGCTCATGCTCCGGAGGTATATCGCAGTAAGTACTGTTATACACCTTCGGGAAAAGTGCCTCGAAGGTCACCTGCTGCAGTTGTCTGTTACCCAGTAGGTTAACCTCGGATAACGCTGTAATGTTAACCGAGGTATTATTACTGGAAGAGCTTATGGTATAGTCCGAAGGAAGCACCGGGAAGCGTATATTATATTTGCTATTCTTAAGCCATATTTCCATTACGCGTATGCACCTCCCATATTAAGCGCTACTTTGGTAAGCTTACGCTCCAAAGCTTCCGCTATTCTGTCGATATCCGCGTCTTCTCTTACGATAATGCTGTCCGCCAGCTTCTCCAGGGTGAAGTGGTTACCTGCTGCCCGGTTACGCAGCATACGCTCCGTCTCCCCTGCAGGGTATACTCTGGATCCACGAGGCAGGTCGATAATCTCGCCGCCTCGCTCTGATACCTGGGCGATACCGCCACGCCAGTAATCTGTACCGGACGCCAGCGTAGGGATCGTCGGTATGTTAATAGAGAACGACTTGCCACCGATAACTGGTACCCAGTCCGGGATCGTAAGCCCCAGGTTATTGATACCTGCGATCGCGCCGTTAATTATGCCGATAACGCCGTTAATCGGAGCCTTCGCCAGAGCGACGATAGTATCGAAGATACCGCTAAAGATAGAGACGATACCCTCCCAGGCCTGCTGCCAGTTCCCGGTAAATACTCCGGTAAGGAAGGTAATTATACCGGTAAATACATCCATAATACCGCCCACTACGTCCATAACAGTATTAGCGATACTAGTAAAGTATCCTATAGCCGCGCCTACTGCTGCACCGATAACTCCCCGGAAAACAGTAGCTACCAGGCTACCGATAGCAGATACCACCGGCTGGATAACTGTCCATAGGTTTTTCACGGCCTCCACGAAGACGCCCACCTTATCCTTTATCCCGGCAAACTTCTCGCCGAGTCCGGAGGCAGCGTTACCCATACTCGCGAAGACGCTCTTAACATAGTTCCATACATTCGCGGCAGCAGCCTTAACCTTATCCCAGTTCTTAATAAGAAGCACGATAATAGCTATAAGTGCCACGATAGCGATAATAGCAATACCCACCGGCGAAGTGATAAGCCCTATAGCTCCTCCAGCCAGCGTTATGGCACGACGTACCATATTAAAAATCTGTATGCCCTTGCCTACGATACTTACCATTTTACCGAAGATCATAAGCGCCGGACCTATGGCAGCCACGACGGCGGCGATCTTAAGTATAAGATCCATTTGCTCGTCGCTTAAGCCGTTGATCTTATCCGCGAGGCCCTGAGCAAACTCAGCAGCCTTTTTAAGATAAGGCAGCATCTTATTACCGAAGGATATAGCAATACCCTCGACTGCAGATTTAAGTAGTGTTAACTGTCCCTGCAGGTTGTCTAACTGTGTATTAGCCGCGTCCTCGGCTGCTCCTCCGGAGTTGCTGATCGCGTCGGCCAGCTTGTCGTAGTCTTCCGCCGACGTATTGATAACTGCCAGCATACCCGCCATGGCGTTCTTACCGAAGAGCGTCTTAGCGTAGGCCGCCTGCTGGTCCTCAGTAAGACCGGCGAAGCTTCCCTGCAGGTTATCGATAACGTCCTCAAAGGACTTCATAGTGCCGTCGCTGTTAACTATACTGATCCCCAGCTGATCCATAGCCTTCTGCATAGCGTCCGTAGGTGCCGCCAGGTTGCTTATCGCGTTCTTAAGCGAGGTACCTGCCTGGGATCCTTTAACACCCTGATTACCCATAGCCGCCAGAGCGGTGGTTACCTGGTCGATCTCGTATCCCATAGTACCGGCTAAGGATCCGACGTACTTATAAGACTCTCCTAAGAGCTCTACGTTAACGTTAGCGTTAGTGCTGGCCGCAGTCATTACGTCCGCATATCTGGCGGAGTCTGCAGCGGTATCACCGAAGGCGCTTATCGCGTCGGTGAGAATATCCGAAGTACTTGCCAGCTCTGTACCGGTTGCACTGGCAAGGTTAAGCACGCCTGCCAGGCCGTCGATATTCTGCTGGGCCGACCAGCCGGCCATACCGGTATACTGCATAGCCTCGGCTACTTCGCTGGCGGACCAGGCCGTAGTCTTACCTAAGTCCTGCGCTAGTGTCTTAAGCTTCTCGAAGTCTTCGCCGGTTGCTCCGGTGATCGCCTTAACGTTACTCATGGACGCCTCAAACTCGGCAGCAGTCTTAACCGAAGCTCCTGCCAGTCCGACGATCGGTAAGGTAAGCGTCGTGGTAAGTTTACTTCCTACGTTCGTAATGCTCTTACCAGCCTTCTCGATATCCTTACCGAGCTTAATAGCGCCCTTCGAGCCGTTAGTCATGGCCGTTATTGACTTTTGCATGGGGGCAGTAAAATTATCCACAAAACGCAGTGTAGCGTCTATAACTCTTCCTGCCATTTAACTTACCCCTTTCCTATTTTCCTATCTTGCCGAGCTCCTCCTCGATATCCTCGCACTCCTGCTTAAGGAAGGCCCGCACGACACGGCGCTGGCCCGGAGTCATATCGAAGTAGTCCGTCGGCTTCCAGTGGTGCATCCGAAACAGACAGTAGGCAGCGTTTGTATCCGGATCGGATGCTATCAGTTTTTTATTTCCACAACGGAGCTCTGTCCGTAGCCGCTAAGCTCTGTAATAGCATTAGCGATAGCAGCAAGGTCGCCGCCCTGGAAGAGACGTAAGGCTAAGTCCTTCGGAGTCTTAACGCCGAAGTGCTCCTGCAGATCCTTGTCTCTGAGGTTTGGCTCTACCATTGCCTCTACTACCATAAGAGCCTGGGCGTCTGCCATTTTAGACATATCCGCTGTATTATCCGATTTTAGGGCCAGCCCGGACAGCTCCGTAAATTTCCTACTGCCGAGGGCCTTAATGGTTACGATAAAAGGCTCTCCTAACTTCTCAGAAAGTGCTTTAATCTCGAGCTTCTGCTCGGGTTTGGTTGTAAGCTTCTCTGCATCAGATTTTAATAATAGCTCTACTGTTGTCATAATAATTATCTCCTTTACAAAAAATAGCCCGGCGGCTTGTAAGGCCACCGGGCGTTAATCTTAGTCGATAGAGTCCAGATACTCCGCGTCGGTGAAGGTAAAACCGTAGGTCTCCTCTCCGTTTTTGCCAGCTTCCCAGTCTGCCAGGATAGCCTTATCAATTACGCAGTTATAAAAAGCTACACGCTCAGTACCAGAGCTATCCGGATCGGACAGCTTGGAAATGATCGTATACTTAGGTACCTTACCCTTCTTAAAGCACTCCAGTACCTTCTTAGCTACTCCGGAGCTTACCTTATGCATCTTAACCTCGCCGGTACCTTCCAGTCCGGTAAGCTTCTTACCCTTGGTAAGACGTCCTACACGGAGAATATCTGTATACTCGGCGCTATACTCGCCTTTAACGGAAATAACTTCGGCCATGTACTCGCTATCAAACCAGCACTCGCCCCAGGTACCGTTAATTACCTGTTCGTCATTAAATCCCTGCATAACGCGTCCTCCTTAAATGTAAATAGGCAGCACAATATCCTCGATAGCATCCAGGATACTGATATGGCCCTGCAAAAATACCCAGGTACCGGTATTAGCTGTCTTAACCTCGTCGTCGGTGCAGCTCTCCAGTGCCTTTTCTGATCCGTCCTCGAGCTTAACGATACCGCCCTTAGACCTAAAGTAGTTCTTCTGGGCGTCTACGTCGATCTCTACATATCCGCCGGAGAGTACTCCCTGGCTTACGAGAGAAGCGAAGTAGCCGTTAATAGCGGTAACGAGTAAGCACTTGTTATCGTAGCTGTTAGCATACTTACCGATATAGCTATCCTGCGCCGTAGTGCGGATATCGTCCTCGATCATATCCATAACTTCTACGATCTTGATCTTCTTAAACTGGTCGCCCTTGGTATCGGAAGTAGTGGTTAAGCTGTTTACAGCTCTTACTACCTTTACCTTCTCGCCGTCGTTGGTGAAGACAAACTTACCAGCGGATACAGCGGTATCCTCTTCGGCAGGTGTAAGGCGGGTGCAGTCCGTGAAGTCGTTAAGCGGTGCGTAGGTTGCGCTCATTGTAAGGCTGGTACCTGCTAAGAGGCCGGCGATACGTGCGCAGCACTGCTCGGGTGTGTAGGTTGTCTCGTCCAGGATAAGACTGGACGCCACGTTAATAACGCCCTCGCTATCCGATACGGAGTTAGGAAGTACGACCTTAAAGCCCTTATGCAGAATAGATCTGCAGGACTTGATCCAGGTAGCTACGTCGGAAGTCTTACTATCTGTATCCACGGTAGGGATAGCCAGATAATTCCACTTAGCTGTCTCTAAGTACTTCATAGCCTTATTGTACTCGTCTGCGAGTGAGTCCGCGTCCGCGTCCATGCAATACACGATAACCTTAAGAGGCGCCTGGGTGTATCCCTTAAGCGCCTGCTTAATCTGATCGGTATTAAAATCGGACAGTCCGGAAGGGATCTCGGAGATAGAGGTAATCGTAGTAACGTCGATAGGAGTATCCTCCTTAATAACGAGTGCTACGATACCGCGCTCTCCTCTTGTGATAGCGCTAATAGCCTTCTCAATGAAGGAAATATTAACGCTGGGAGCAAGTATATTACTCATTTCTTAGTCCTCCTTTAATCCTAAATCTACCTCGCCCATAAGGTCGTAGCCTTCCAGCTCCTCGCGGATCCAGTCAACTATCACGCCCAGGTCGATAGTAATCTGTAAAATGTTGTTACGCTCTCCGGTATAGCCTACGTCATATCCCCGGACCGTTACCTTACGATCACCGACCGCAAGCTTAAGCCCGAAGGCCTTGCGGATCTCCTCGACCTTTTCCATTTGATCTACGGAGTCCGGAAGCTTCTGGAAGTAAGTTATCTTAAAGGCACACGAAAACTCTGCGTAACATTTCGTGCCATAGCCATAGCCAGAGGTTACTACCTCAGTGAAAAAAGCCGGAGTTATATATCCGTCGGATACTTCTCTGCCATACACCGGGATAGCACCCTCGTAACAGTCGTGCAGCACCTTGTTGCCTGCTGCCAGTATATCCAACACCGTCATAAGTTCACCTTCTTAAATACCCTTTGGCATATTTTATTAAGTTCCTCGGCTACTTTTCCGGTAGTGTTCCAGTTTTGCCTGGTCTTTTCCGTGTAATACTTCCCAGGTACCCAACCGCCGATATGGTTACCCATAAACCACTTTTCGTGCCCGTTCTCCAGTAAGTGGTGGAGCGGGTGAGTATTGGTTATGTTTACCTCTATGTTTCCGTTATTGGCAGAAGCTTCTACCTCACGTTTCCACTTTTTGGTGGCTAGTACCTGATCGTATCCGGGCTGCTCGGCCTGCACGTCTTTTACAAAACGATTAGCCAGCCCCTTCATAGCCTTTTTAGTCTCGTCCGGATAGTACGAGGATGCTTTCTGCAGATCTGCGGCCAGCTCGTCCAAACCGTCAAGCTCAAACGTCACTCTTTCCGACATTTTTATCCTCACCTACCCTCTCCTGCACCATGATCTCCAGCGCAGTGTGGAGGTCCTCGATATCGATAATAGCCGTGATCTCGTGGAGCTTGCCGTTAAAGCTAACTACCATATCCTCGGTTATATCGTCTCGATACCTGCAGGTTATCTTTGTCTGTACCTTATTCTTCTCGCGGTAATACTCGAGATACTCGTACCCGCGCATAGGCTTTATCTCGGCCCACACCGTCGCATACTCTTCTAAGGTCTGCTCAGTACGGTAATGCTCGTCTACGGTATCCGTATACTGGAGGAAGGTAACCTTACGGGACAGCCTTCCGGCATTTAACACGTACATAGGCCGCACCTCCTTAAAGTAAATTTCGCGAGTGCATAAACAGCATAGAGTCTACCAGGCGGTTAATGTATGAGTTGTTTACGCTTACCTGCGTCTGCCTCTGATCGTACAGATCGGAAGCAACGGCGAGCACACACATAGCGATATCGTCGCCCTCGTCCATTTGCTCGTCGGTAAGACCGGCGTACTGTTTGACGTAAGAGATTGCACCCTCTAAAAAAGGATCCAGCGCGGTCGCTTCCTCGTCTGTCTTAAGATACTCCTGCAGGGTTGTGGTCGTAAGCTCACTTACCTTCATTCTTCTTCACCGCCTTCTTTTTAACCGGAGCGGCAGCAGGCGCTACCGTTTTCTTTTCCTCCTCAACGAGACCAGAAGCAACGAGCTTGAGGGCGAAGCCGTCCTCAAGCTCTACAGTCTGTCCTATATCAAAGGCTTTATCTCCGGATACAAAAGGCGCGAGTACTCTAACCTTCGTCATACGGCGCCTCCTCTTATGCAGATACTAACTTAGCTACCTTCTGAGCGTTCTGTACCTTGGCGTCAAACTCAACGAAGCCGACAACCTCTACCATGTGGTTAGCTGCCTTAACCTCGCGAAGTACCTCGATATTAACCTCCTCAGAAACCTTAACAGCGAGGCCGGTCATATCTCCGTAGTAGATACCGAGATCGCCGGTAGTTGTGTTACTGTCGAAGGTAGGCATATTCTCGGATACGTAAACGTCCTTACCTAACAAGGTGTAGCCCCAGCGAGCGTTAAAGTCCTTGTTAAGGAGGTAGTTGTTCTGGCCGTCTTTAAGCTTACGGATAGCCTTGCGAGTAGCGCGGCTCATAATGAAGTAAGCATTAGCCTGGTAAGCATCCGGGATAGACTCCTGGAGGTTGATAAGATCGTCGGAAACGATAACGCCCTGGGTAGCCGTAGCTACTGCAGTAGCCCCGGAAAGACCTGCTACCTTATTAACAGCATCCGAAGGTGTAACGAGCTCCTTCTCGATAAACTTGGCGATATTCTCTGCCATTTTGTTTACAACGAAGCCCACGATATCGAAGTCGCTGTTATTGATAAGCGTCTTAGAGATATCGGATACAGCGGAAGCAAGGAAGCCCTTAAGCTGGATAGACTTAAACTCACCGGCTGTAGCTGTAGCTGCGGATCCCTCTGTAGTAACGAAGCCTACAGTAATATCCTGGGTGGTTGTGTCGTAGTAAGGGATATCCAAAGTACCCTTTACGTTATAACGCTCTGCGTCATGGTAAAGAGGGCTAATCTCCATTACCTTGTCGATAATTTTCTTGGCAATGCTTTCGGGAATAACGGCCCCGTTAGCTGTCTTTGTAAAGTCAGCGCGCACCTCGTTACCACGAAGGTAAGCCTCGAACGCCCTAACCTCGTTCTGCTCCGCTCTCTGCTCTGTCTGCATAACTTCCTCCTCTGCTTTTTTGTCAGCTGCGAGCTCTGTAGCTCTCTTCTCTGCTGCCATAGTCTTGTCGATCGCGCCGATCTCCTTCTCGATCTCGTCGAAGCGTGCGCTCTCTTCCTCGTTAATAGCTCTCTTCTCTTCCTTGGCCTTAGCAAGGATCTGCTCCATTTCTGTCTGGAGCTCTGCTCTCTTCTCTTCTAACTCTTTTAACATTTTTT